TGACAAGTGTGCATGCAACAAAGGCCTCAAAAGCATCACCGCCATTGCCGCCATTAGCGGCTCCGCCAGCCCCTATCAAAGTGCCATTATTGGTGATTGTGATGGTGCCAAGACCGCCAGTTGAAATCTCAAGAGCTTCCTCTGATGCGCTGGTGCCGCCAATCGTCACACCAGAATTGATGACAATATCCTTTGGATAATCAACACCCCAATCAGTGCCAAACAATGTCGATGCGTTCTGGTTTGTCGCGTTGCCAGTAAAGGTAAACCGAAAGCCTCTAGCTTGTGACCGAAAATTGGTGAAATTTATAGTTCCAGATGCAGGCACACTAGCCGACAGATTTGTTGCTGTGTTGTTTGCGGCGAGTGATCTGACGTAACCTGACGCCGCGCCGCGATAAAAGTCTGAAAAGCTGACCGCGCCCGATGCGCCGTATTCGGTGCGCAAATCAGAAAAACTGACTGCGCCGGATGCCGCTATCGCCATGAGAACCTCTTATATTGTGCCGAATGCTGTGACGTCGTTGATAGATGTGATCGCGCCATTTGACGCAACCTTTACGACATTTGTGCCGCTGTAGCTGACGACCAGATTGTTTGAACCGTCCTCAGTGATTTTCCAGTTGCCGATTTTCAAAGTTGTGAACCCATCTGTGCCTTGCTCTGCTGCTTTGAGGATGGTCATCAAGCCACGAATGGCATTGTTGACGTCACTTGGGTTCATCAAATTTTCTCTTAATTCCACGCCTGTCACATCAACATTTGATGATGCTGTTGTTGACATTGCATTGAGGGTGTTTATTGGCATTTTTTATGCTCCTGATTAGTCTGTTAAAAGTCCAGAAATGGGGTTCGCCAGACCGCCAGCCGCTGGCAGAAACATATTGTTTCGCCGCTGGTTTCTGCTCACTTGTTTTGCTCGTTGTGTCAAATCTCTCAAAAACTGATCAGTCTGACTTGGGCTGAACATCGGCTCCGCTAATTCGTCAGCCACTCTCTCAGCGGCTCTGCGTTGTTTACGCTTCATCAACCCTCTAGCACCCTCAACAGCAGCACCACGCAAACCGCCTAGAGCAAAGACGTCAATCGGGTCGCGTGTTAAATCTTCGAGGCTTGCGCCAATTCTTGCTGTCGCTGAGTTGCCTGTGACAAAATCGCTGGTGTTGCGCATATTAGCCTCTCGCAACATCAAAGCCTCGAAGTTCTTGTATCCCTCTGGGGTGTCGAACAACGCTTTCAGCTTTTCCTGACGCCCATCAAAAACCTTTTTGACAGCATCCCGCCGACTGCCAGTTTTGGCAGTATTTTCGAGAGTGCGGGTGATCTCATCAATCACGCCGACCCGATAGGCCTGCTTTGCTGGCTCAGAAAGCTGGCTAAACTCATTGCGCACAGCGTCAGCACTCTTGTTGACTCTTAATAGGCCTTTGCCTGCTTCATATGATTCCTCAACATCGAGGTCATCACCAAATTTTTTTCTGGCAGCACCGTATTGAGGGACGCTTTCATCAACAGTGTCCCGAAACATTTTGAGGATTTGTGTTGATGACGCTCTCTCATTATTACCGAGGCCACCGACTCTGACTTTTTCTTTGATATTGTCGTCTAGGCCTCTTTTTATATAGTCAAGCTGACGAACAGTGGGCTGGGCTTTTGTGCGCACCAACTTGCCCTCAATCTCCTCAAACAGCTTTGGGAACGGTACACCTTCAAGATCGTCCGGCCTCGCAAACTGCTCATCATTAAAAATGCGCTGCGCTTTTGAATAAGCCTCTTTGAAATCATCACGCCCCAAAAAACGCTCAATCTGCGGGTCATCAACAAAACGCTCAACGCCTGCCTCTGTGCGATATGCGGCATTATATGCTGGCTTCGAGGATCTGCGCCTTGCGGTCTGCAAATCTTCAAGATATTTGATGCCGCCCTGCTGACTGCCAAGAGCGTTTGTCAAACCACTCAGAACCCGCTCATCTTGGTTTGCGTTTCTTTCTGCGAATGTTTTGACTGCCTCGCTTCTTGCGGCTGATGGAGTGGCTTGGATATCTCTTGCCAAGTTGCGAACATTCTCGCCGCCGACATCTGCGATGGTTTCTGGCAGATCACCTGACTTGCGGTTCTCTGCTAATCTTGCAAGCAAGGCCTCTGGCGTGTCATCGTCCCTTGCCATGGCTTCAATCAGCTTGTCACGCCCCAAATCTTTGCGGCCTTTATATTTTGAGATGCCTTTGCTGATAGCATTGCCAGCCATGCCAGCAACCTTTGTACCCCCGACCCCAAGTTCCGCGCCGCCTATAAAGTCAGACGCTGACTTGTCATCCGATGCGCCGACACCATAAACGCCGCCCTCAAGCCCCGCCAATCCATAACGACCGACAGGCGATGAAAGCAAAGTCTTTCCAACTTGCCCCAAGCGAGCAATCCCAGCCGCAGGCAAAAGAGCTGTCGGGATTGCGCCAGCGATCTCCAAACCAGTTGATAGGATCGGGCTTTCTTCTCTGACAGCCGCAAGCCTTGCTCTCTCATCAGCCAATGCCTGATCATAATCCTGACCAGCCAAATATTTCAGGCTAGCAATAGCCTCATCGCCAAACCCGAATGACAAACCTTGCAAGGCTGCTCTGCCATAATCCAAAACACCGACATCAGACACAGGCTTTGCTTTAGGCTTTGTCTGTTGAGGATTATTATTTGCGGTGATCTCTGTGATTAAATTCATCACCTCATCAGACGATAGGTTGTCATCAAAGGTGTATGTCTTGCCGCCGATATCATATTTTGCCATCAGTCTTTTTTCTTTCTGACCACAATGCCATTGACGATTGTTGGGGCTTCATAGCCCTTAAATGTCCCCTCTGACTCCAAATGTTCTCGCTCACCTTTAGCCTGCGCTTCTGCCAGCTCAAACTCAAGAATCAGGCGATCAATCGTGTCATCGAAAATTTCTTTTTCGAGATACAGTGATGGGATCGACCGTTTTGCATTTCTTACATCAGCGTCTGTAACTCTTGCGCCGTTTCTAGCTTTTGCGAGTTTTTGTGCTAAACCTTCCAAGAAATTTCGGGCTTTTTCTTCATCCTCACTCAACATGGTTGATGTGAAATCTGTCTCGCCCAACAAGCCAGTCAAACCACCGCCATCAATTTTGCCTTTGAGAGCGATCAATTCTTGTTTCGTCGCAGGCCAGTCAGACAACGCCGCCTCTTTTTCTGGCAAGTCTTTCGCCATGGCTTTGTCTAGTTCTTTGTCGGCGTCACTTAATCCAAGAGGGTTTGCCGCTTTTTTCTTTGCAGCCGCCGTTTCTATATCAAGAGCGGCCTCTGCACGTTTTTGATCCAAGATAGCCTCTTGAATGCCCTCGTTTTTGACGATCTCAGTTGTGCCATCAGGGTTTTCGACCAAAGAATACGCTCCCCCAGCAAGAGCTGTGCGCTTTGGTCTGTTTAGATCAGCAATCATTTTGTCAGTCATTGCTTTTTTATATTGCTGGTTTATCTCGTTATCTTTGACGCCTTGGTAAGTCCCCATCCCAGCATTGATAGCCCCACCGATAGCAGACCCAAGAGATGGGGCTGGTTGACCTTTAACTGGTGCGCCAGCCTGCATCAATGACGCCGCTGCTGACAGAATGCCCTGCCCCTTTGCGCTGGTGATATCACTGGCAAGCAGATTTCCAAGCAGACCGCCCTGTGGGGCTGATGGGGTCTGTGTTGATGATGTCTGTGTTGGTTGAACCAACTTTGCCTTTGGCATAGCAGTCACAAAGTCAGGCGCACCCATTTGCGAATATGGTGTAAATGTGGGCTGGGCTGGCTTTGGCTTCGGCAACATTGATGGCATAGCCATTGATGCTGGGGATGCGGCTGGATTTGCGTAGACAGGAATTGATCTGCCTTGCGGCGATGATGATGCTCCGGCTGGCATGGTGAGTGGCGTGAAGCCAGAGAGAGCCGCCATAGATGGTTTGCGTCGCGGCAGAACAGTAGGCATCGGGACACCAAAATTAGAGCCAGCCGACGCCATTGGCACAAATGGCGTCTGAAATGGGTTCACGCCAGTCGGGGCTGGGATAAAGGTGTCGTCAAATGAAAAATTGAATAAATCCATACCAAACCCCTTTTACATCAGACCCAAAAGACCGCCGCCAATCGCGCCATACATCGGGTTAAACCCTGCGCCAGAGGCAAGCTGTGCGCCACCCAACGCACCGCCCAGAGCTGAAGCCGCTGAGTTCTTATAGACAGGCTCAATGGTGTTGCTCCCAACAGTCCCGCCACCGACCAGAGCCATATAATCCTTGAGGTTCTGCATCGGCTGGTTCTGCTCAAAATTGAAACGATTGATATTGTCTTGCAGATGGGCTTGCGCTAAATCCTCTTTGGCCTGACCGACACCTGTAAGCAGTTTTTCATCCATCAAAGCCGCTTGAGGTGCTTGAGCCAGTGCGTCTTGCTGTGCTTGATATGCGATTGGTGCAAGGGCTGACGCGAGAGCCTGTTGGTTCGCACCAGAGCCATATCTGCCTGACTTTGCAAACTGGCTTTGAACCTGATTAATCGCAGGCTGGAACGCCGCCGACAAAAGTGGATTTGTCCCCATGAGATTTTGCTGCACGATGCCCTGTGCTTGCGACGTCATGCTGTTAGGGTCGAGTGCTTCATCCCGCAACCCTTGCAGAGCCATCTCAGTCTCAGGTGAAAAATCGACGACTGTGCTATCTGGGTAATAATTTGGGTTTCCGCTGTTATAGAGGTTTTTTGCCTCGCTCAAGCCAAACTCCAAGAATGGCTTTGCATATGCTGGTGGCTCGACCTGTGTATTCACAGATTGAGAACCGCCGCCCCCACCGCCTTTGCTCATATCAAATGTCCTTTATCATGATGGTTGATGTTGGCTTATAGCCGTTGAGAGCGCGAACCCATCCCCTGCGCCCAAAAATTTCGACCCCCTGACAGCCCCACCGCCTCGACCATCTAATGATCTCAGGCTCTGCTTTCGTCAGGGTTTCGAGGTTCCCGCCAGCGAGCCAGAACCGCAAAACAGTTTTCTGTGGATATCGGATAATCTCAGTCACAATCGCTGCATCAGCAAAAGGCCAAAACTGAGCATCCCCGC